AGTACCTTTTGGCACCACTCGTTAATCTCGCAATGGAACAGGTTCTCCCATCCCATCCATTCGGCGGCAAGGTCAAAACCGCCAACCTAAATGCCAGAGAACAGAGATCCGTGAGTTAACCGGCCTCCTTCTCTGGCAAATATTCCTTTCTTATTTTTTTCGTTTAACATTATTCTTTACTCCTTCTTTTGATTTGTCAAATTTTCTATGGCAGCTACAGCACATTCTCCTATATCCATGTGTCATATCTCCTTGGTTTTAGCAAAAACTACGCTTTCATGATCCGGCCTCAGATGGGCCATGCAAGCAGATGAGTACTCGCAAAATCTAGCTCCCTCGTCCCGGAAGACGCATCCCCTGCACGGGATCTTGTTCTGCCCGTTGTAGTACGGCCTGTACTTTTCCACGATAATTTTCATGTCTCCTACCAACACGATCAAACCGGTAGGGGTGTTTCTCAATCTCTCTGTTATTTCCATGTTACTCTATATCAGTTTTCTTTACCCTGTAATGTGTCCCATTGATCTCTTTAACGGCAAAGTCCGAGAACGTTGCCTCTCCCTTGGATACCATCTTGCATACGTCGTTGTAAGAGTATAGCTTGGCTCTCTTGTCAAACTTGATGATATCCGCTATGTTAAGCTCCTTGTAGTTGAAATTGTCAATAAGATGGTTGATAGCGTCATTTAGCCGTTTTGTGGTGAACTTATTCGCCCTTACCCTTTCCGCTAACAAATTGAAGAACGGATCTCCCATTTTTGGGAATGCGGTCATCAATCTGCTGATAGATACGGCTATTTCCCGTGGATCTGCCAAATCCCCGGTATAGAGACTTACGCTGCACTCACCGTTTGGATTCCTCGAAATCGGCTCGGGCGATTCCCTCTGCGATATTTCTAAGGAACTCGTTTGGATCACGGTTGCATTGTTGAGTATTTGCCCTATTTTTGTTGTCATAATTTCCTGATATTACTTTCTCGAAGTTAGTTGGCTTGATAAGCCAGTCAAAAGAAGCTCGCCAGCCATTTTTATTCTGACCCTTGAGAAAATCACTGTTTAATGCCATTTGTATCATCCTCGCGAAGGTTTCTTTCCCGTATGTCTTGATACGTGCGTTTATCATACCTTTTCGCTTGTCAGACAGAGGCATACGTATATTTCCGAACGCGCCTTGCGTTTTTTCATTGAAAAATTTGACAAGTTCCGCGTAATCAATCCGTCCATCGTGCGGCTGTGAAGTCGCACATACAGGAGATTCGTTAGAATCTTCTGTTATATATTCCTTTTCCTTTTCCTCTTCCTCTATAGGCACTGATCGTTCAGTGAATGTTCCGTGATCAATCAGTGATTGTTCTGTGAATTTAGATAAGATATTGTCTAACTTGTGTTTAGGTATGTTCAAATCGTCAACATTCGGTCGGTTTATCACTTGATGCCGAGCGAAGTTAGGCAGATATATGAAATTCTCATTATTATAAGAGAACTGACATATAAATCCATTTGTCGCAAGCTCTGATAACCATTTCTCAAACTGTTGAACCTGAATTTGGTCATACGGGAATATCTTAGACTTTAACCATATAGTGTCACCGATCACAACGCCGACATCATCGGAGAAAGTCCATAATCCTATGTATAGGAGTCTGGAGTCTCTGCTGATCTTACCTATTTTGGAATCGTCCCAGAATTTAGGCTTAATTGTCCTTATCCGTGCCATGCTTATTTCTTTTTAGGTGTGTCATTTTTATGTAGTTTTATTTTTTAGACAATACAATATACTCCCCGGCCTAGACCGGGGCTTTTAAAATCTTAATACGTGAGTAGGGTAGGGCTATTTGATAGTCCTCTTGATCTCGTCCATCAACCTCTCTGTTATCCTCTTGTCGTGCCACTCGTGCCATTCGGTGAATAGCCCCTTTGCGGCGATGAAGAAGAAGCAAGCGTTCTTTAGCTCCGTCTCTTGCGAAGACGTGATGCGTGACCATCTGAGCTGTTCTTTCACGTGCTCAAGTTCCTTGGCGAGCTGATCGTTCTCCTTGGATAGGCGGTTGATGCGGATAGTTTGTTGACGTGCTGTTGGAGTACTCATAGCGTACCTCCTTCCAGCCCGGCTAAAATGAATGCGGACATCAATAAGATTAGTACCTTGACATAGCCGATAACGTCGTTCTTGTTATCGCACTCGAGCAAGCCGAATGACATGAAGGTTAATAGCTTGGAGATGGATCGCCATGATAGGGAGCTCGTTTCGTGAGCGGACGTGGTTGTGCAATTACTGTTGTTCGTTACACTCGCAGATTTCAATTTCGTTGGCATTGATACTTGAAATTTTGAGTAATAAAAGAAGGCTGCTGCCTCCCGATCTCGCGCCAACGAAACTACATCAAGTATATGAGGTAGGTATCACGGGAAAACAACAGCCCTTTATCTTTGTGATAATAAGCTATCAAGTGGACATAAAAAATCCCACCTCTCTAACTTGTTATGTATGTTTCGTTGGCATGAAACACCGCAAAGATACAACTCAAATTCAAAATGCCAAACAAAAGATGGAATTTAACTCAAAACAATGTATTCTTTTTTATGCTTTCAATATGGCTCTCATGAACATATAGATTCTCAACTGTCTTTTTTGCGTTTAACGACGCTGAGTAGTTGCAGTTTTTGCTAATGCTTAAAATAGGGATAAAATCCGAAGGCATTGTGTATTCTGACACATATACCACCCGTCCTATATTCCTAAGCCAATCATAAAACCTGTCATGATCAAATACTCCATCATTATATTTATCGGTATTAATGTATGGAGGATCGCAATATATAACACTATCATCAGGAATGTCAACTTTATCATAACTTAATGATGATATATTTATATTTTTAAACCTTTCTAGGCTTTCTAGTCTTTCTAGGCTTTCTAGTCTTTCTAGGCTTTGTAGGCTTTGTAGGCTTTGTAGGCTTTGTAGGCTTTGTAGGCTTTGTAGGCTTTGTACAAATTTACGGTAAAATATCCTTCTTTCATATTGGGTTTCTGCCATTATTATTTTACATGCTAATATCTTTTGTTTATAAATATCTTCACCCCATAAATAGTCTTTACAGTTATTCCCAAAGCTCCAGCATATAGATACGTATGGATCTGTATGCTTATATTTATCAAATTGCTCCTTTGATATCACACGTCTTTCTTTGGGTGCACGACCCGTTATTAAATCGTGAAAATATTTTGGGAACATACCTTGTATGTCATTCACAATGAATTTATTATATTTCCCACTTAGAATTGCAGCATGAGTAATAGCGCATCCACCAGCGAAAAGATCAACAAATACATCTCCAGAAGGTAATGCGTTTAATATTTTGTTTGCTATTTTTGATTTGCTTCCTTTATAAGGTATTCCGTAATTCATATTTATTTACATTATTTAAAACCACGGGATATATTCCGGTGGCGTGTTGTCCTTGTCCTTGAATCTTTTTAGATGCTCTTCCACGTTCAATCCCTCCCTTACGAGGATGATCGTGTTCTTGTCAACCCTTACGGGTATCCTCTTGAATTTAGGCTCCGGGAGTATATCCCCGTTTGCCTTCGTGTTCGCTTTGATCGTTCTCATATAAGTTATCGTTTATAGTTGTCACAATACCGGAAAGAGTTCGCTACCCTTCCGGTGTTCAATATCTCGCACCATACGGCCAGACCCTTGTGAGGCTTGCCGTGCACGCAATCGGCGCATCTGATACGCTCGGGTTGCTTAGTAGGTTTCTTAGCCATTCAGGTAGTCTTTTATAAGCGCTATGAAATCGTCCAGCGATCGGCATATCTCATATCTGTACCCTTGAGCCTCTACCGCCTTCTGGAATGCCTTCTGGCTGTCCTGTTGCCGGCCTTTTCTTGTCTTCATTTCCACGTACAGACCGTGATGGACGTTATTCGGGACTGACAGGAACAGATCGGCTACCCCCGCCAAAGCCCCTTCCGCTTTCAGTATAGCCCCGGTTACCGTGTCCCTCCGTCCTCCGTTCGGGACGCTAAAGAAGCATCCTGCGTATCTCGGGTATTGGAGACGGAAGTATCTGACGCAAGCTTGCTGGGTCTGTGATTCGATATTCCTCATTTGTACTTGTCGTCTATCAAGATTAATACAATAAAAATTATCGCTAGGATAGCGAATATGAACGTTATCACCCCGAAGGATAATAACAGGCTTTGAAAAATGTCACTCATAATCGTAATTGTCAAAATCGTCCGGATCGTAATCCGGAATGTCGTTACCGAAATCCATGATTGTTATTTGTTGTTGGTGAGAGGTGACGGAGTCGAACCGCCCTTAATCGTATTGATTGGGTGCGCACCTCTAATCACTTACCGATGTGATAACCTCCCGAAATCCCCGCATATCCTCACGGACGGCGGGGATAATCATTCTAACCTAAATCAAATACTATGGAAAACACACTCTAATATTAATTATCTGTTTTGCCCTTTGGTACGCTATCAGCATCAAACGGGAAGATGTCCATAATAAGGGTCTCGCTTACCATTGCCAAGGTATAATCCGCCAAGGTCCCTTTCATATTCTCCTCGAAACATGAGATCGCTTCCTTTAGGCCGCTCGCCTGTACTATGAATCTGGCCGCTGTTTTCTTCTCTATGCCGCTCTTCTCATCAAGCGTGATAAAATAGATCTTAATCTCATAAAATCTATCACCGTTATCGTTAAAGAATAGTTCCGCTATCTTTTTACGTGTTATGTCGGCGATAGTGAACTCTCCGGTAATGTACGGCCTTAATTCCTCTATCGTGCGTGCTTCAGCCTCCGTATAGGAGAGGGCATCCACTAAATAGGGTTCGACCACTCGTTTTTGCATGCCGTTCTCCAGCATCTTCTCATATGCGACCTTGCTAATAAACCAGTTTCTCATATATACTTTAATAATTAATGTTATACTTCTTTCTTTCGTATTGTGGGACATACCCTTTGCAAGGAGTATTCCCGTCAAGTAAGGCCGATTCCGGCCTCACAGTTTCCCCTTCTTTTTTAGACGGGTCTTTCCAATGTCTCTGCCGTTTATGACAGAGGCAATGTCTTTTAGAGCATGCCTCATTGAGGCAGTATTTAAGATCTCTCATTTTTCTTATAGGTTTCCAGCTTCTTGACCTCCTTTTTAAGGAGTCTGGCAGCATCCATGTATTTGACGCTGCCATAAGGAGCGGTAATAATAATGTTGGTATGCCTCACGATCTTATCTATAAGATAATTTGGAGGCCTGTCGCTTTTTCTCATCTCCTGCAGTATTGTTGATACATTTCCTCGTAGCCGGGATCGCCGAAATAGGGAAGATAGCAACCCAGATCGGTTTGCGCCCAGACTTTCATCTTATCCATGAGTGAGGACAGTTCGGAGGTTGTCATGGCGGAAGTCTGGTAATCTACCTTTTGCCTCTCCCCGGTTATCCTGTTCGTATCTTCTCTCATCCCTAGCAAAGCCCTCTTGACATCCCGTTTACAATCTTCTAAGGAGGTATAGCCGATATGATCCGATATCACTTGACACCATAGATGGAAAAGGGCGTTTTGGTTCAAGGTCCTTCGCCTCGCTTTCTTCGTGATCTCGAAAGGATCGGTGCCGGACATTAATTTCTTATAGTACATGTCGGCTCGTTCCCGGTCGAACTCGCTTGTTGGATTTATAAGCATATATCAAAAAGGAATATCATCTATAGGTTGAGCCATAGGCGGGAAATCAGATTGGGATGGAACGTCGTTGGCGGTCACTTGAGGTCTGGAACCGGCACTGTCGCTCTTTCCGCATAACATGATATCGTATGCCAATATATCGGTAACATACCGTTTTATACCGTCTTTCTCGTACTCCCTGTAATTGATCGTCCCTAGGATTGTCACCTTGTCTCCCTTGTGGATATATTTCTCGGCTATATCGGCCAGTCCACGCCATGCCACGACGTTATGCCATTGCGTCTTCTCCGGCACATCCGTGCCGTCCTGCCTCTTGTAACCTCCGGTGGAGGTGGCCAAGGAGAATGTCGCCGCCTTGACCCCATTATCGAAAGTCCTTATTTCCGGATCCTTACCTACGTTGCCTATCAATAGGCATTGGTTTATGCTCTTGCTCATGCTCTTTTATGATTTGTAGATTGGTAAATTATCGAATAGCCCCCTGAACTTGGACCATTGGACGAACTCCTTAAGCAATATACGATTATCTTGCTCCATGGTGTTGTACCAATGACATCCGACAGCCGGGGCGTAAGGCTTAAGCTCCAGTCCACGGACATCATAACCATGTTTGTCCTTGTCGTATCCAACGAACTGGAACAAGTCGAAAAAGAAGTCTCCCACGCCGAATAGCTCCATATAGAATCTCCACTGGCAACTATCCGTGTAATCGGAGTCCTTTATAGGGGAGTATTTCGTCTTTATGTCCCTTATCTCAAGTCCGTTTATGATATCGGCACAACCCGTTATGACCATTTCCCCTATGTCCATGTATTCCCTTATCTCGTGGAAGGCATTAGGGAAGCGGTCCTTGTATTCCAGAGCTGTCTTGCATTGTTTCAAGTCCAGCTTCACGGGGTAGCCGTCTATATCGAACTCCCTCCCCGGGATCTCCGTCTCCGTCCCCGGGATCTTTTTGCATCCTAGGGTATCGCCTTCCACTATCTTATGGAAGGCCGTCCCCACTCTCGTATACTGGTTTCCCGTGAATTGCCCGGTGAGATTGTCTATGACCGATCGCTCGTCATCATATTCGGAATGTTCCGTTATGTAACGCCTGAATTTCTCCAGTTGGGTTACCCTAAGCAACCTTTTCATCCTTGACGAATTTACCCGTTTCCTTGTTAAATACGAATCCTTTCTCTCCTAGGACTTTTATCATCTTCTCCTTGAAAGGTCTCTCGAATACCTTGTTTAGAGATTGTTTTATCTCTATCATACGGTTCGCCTCTTCCTCCGTCTCCACGGCTTCCAGCGCTATATTCGCTCGATCCAACGCTTCCATGGCGATCCTTTGTTCCTCGGTCTTGCTTTGTATGGCCTTTTTAACCTTTGACACTATACCGGCCATGAAGGAGGGAAACTCCGTTGAGTTGCATTCAGGTATCACGGTTGGCGGTATTTGTGCCACGTTCTTCCCTACGGTGGTATCTGTAGGATCGAAACATATGGTTCTCTTTCCGTTTATCATGGTGATAAACCCCACTTGATCCGCTATACGGATCAACAGGTCCTTGGATTGTCCCGTGCAGTCCGGGGAATGCTTTATCAAGTCTCCCTCTTGGGTCTCCTTGTCATGGCATACGAAGATGATATCCGAGCAATCGGATCGTCTCCTGTTGACGAAGTTCTTGAACTCGTCCGCTATGTAACCGAACAATTTAAGCTTGTTCTTGCTCAGCTTGTAATCTTGCTTAACCCCATATACGGCCAAGAAATCATCCAGCATTGATTTCGCCGTGTCCACTATAATGGTTTTATATCCTTTCATCGAGCCTTCCTCGGAGAGAATATCCTCCCATGTTTGCGCCGTAAGCGTGTCGACCTGATTCGCCGCCCGGTCAAATCCCCGGTCGCAATCGATCAATAATGGGTTCTCGCTCGTGTTGGAAAGGGATGTCTTTCCTGCTCCCGGTGTGCCGTAAATGACCATGATAATAGGTCTAAGCGGCCTAACGTCTGTTTTCTTTAAAATAGGCATAATATTTATTTTTAAAATGTTTCGTCAGCCTCCGGGAGTCGAACCCGGACTAAGACCATCGGCCGCCCTTCCCTCACTACCGTGTCCCTTTCCACCGGGCCAATGATATCGTCATGGCCTACCACTTGTCTAGGATATCGGTTGCCGGTCTGGGTCGGGGTTGCACCTCGTAAGGGCGGGATGTTACCAATTATATGAATCACATAGGAACCTAAGCTCCTCCATGCTCTCCTCATATTCCTCGTTGTCCTCCTCCCCGTCGTACTCCGGTTCGCCGTCGGGGTCTTTGATGTAGATGTCTCTCATGCGATCCTCCGATAAGCAATGCCTTGGGACTATTGTATTTCTTTAAATACCCCTCCAGCTAATTTGTAATATGTATCCGCCTTTATCTTCTCTCCATCAACAAATTCCGTTTTTACGCAAACGGGGATATATCTTTTCTTTTTATCAGAATAAGACCATTCGGATAATGTTATCCATGATCCTTTTGAGGCTTTTGCTACAGAGTTAATACCTGCGCACATGATGACACAGCCTTCGCCTGTGCTGTCTATCTTGGCACCGTAGCCGGATGATCCTATCTTGGCACCGTAGCCGGATGATCCTATCTGGGCATCGTCTCCGGATGATCCTATCTTGGCACCGTCGCCGGACGAACCAATCTTGGCATCGTCTCCGGATGATCCTATCTGGGCATCGTCTCCGGATGATCCTATCTTGGCATAGTTGCCGGACGAACCAATCTTGGCATCGTCTCCGGATGATCCTATCTGGGCATAGTTGCCGGATGATCCTATCTTGGCACCGTAGCCGGATGATCCTATCTTGGCATCGTAGCCGGATGATCCTATCTGGGCATAGTTGCCGGATGAATTATCCTTTATGCTCGTTTTTATTTTTTCAGGTGATGTGATCTCTTTTAGCCACTCAACTCCAAGATTGATCATGTCAGCCAATTTTAACTCTGCTTTTATTTTTATTTTCGAGGAGCAAATCTTTGTCCCTCTATCCTCCTTGGATATATTTCCGTCTTGCTCTACTTCGCAAAACCTAGATCCTATCATGGGATAATAATCAAAGACTTCCAACGGGCTTTCGCAGGCGTGAAACCCTCTGCTACACACCTTGATCTCTCCATCCATCTTATATTCCTTACCGATTTCATATTGAAAATCCCGGCATTTTAAATTTTTGTCAAATCCCTTGTAAGATTTTATAGCAGCCATTTTATTTATCGTTTATTAGTTCTACAATGTCTTTTCTTATTTTTATAAGCTCCTCTTTACTAAGCTCTTTTAACTCGTCTAGTATATAGTCTTTCCTTGAGCGGTTAAGTCTTGATGGGGCTTGCACCACGTATAGTACTCCGAAATCATTTTTCTGACTCATAAGTCATTATAACTATTTGGTGTACCACAATAAAGATTGATATGATCGCTAGGATCAAGAGGTGAATATTGAGAGGTTTTTCGTACCACTCAAATATTGACACTATTGACATTAGCCCTAGTACGGTAGCTGCAATCATCCTTAGCGAGAAGATGATAATGCTCTTTATGGCCCGGAATATCTTCCAGAACCATGCTTGGTTTCTCTTTATCATATATATTGTTGTTTTTAAAAATCGGAAGAAAGGCCTCATATCCTCACGGACGGAGACCTGCGTTGCAATTGTGACTGATTTTCTGATTGAATAAGCACCCCTAGGGGTGAAACGTGCTCCCTGCCGGGCTTGAACCGGCGACCTCTCGCTTATGAGGCGAATGCTCTCGACCAACTGAGCTAAGGGAGCGTTTGCCGGGGAATCCCACCCCGGCGAGTTCTTAATTATTTAAAAATTCTTTCTGCCTGCCTCACGGCGGTATATTAAGGTCTTGGTTAAGAAGTGTATAATAATTAGCAATGTGATTTAAGCGTGGTAGCCGGGGGAACTCGCACCCCCTGTAACCCTGAATAATAATATGAATTTATTATGGTTAGCTACCTGCCCTAGCCATTTCCTAGGGTGGGATTCTTCTTTCTTTCATTGTTATAAAACTTGGTTATTAATAGGTCTATCGGTTTTATTCATTTTTCTTCCTCTATTGTATCATCCAAGAACTTATCGATAGCCATGATAACCTTATCCGGCAACTCCTTGGCGGTATCATTAGACTTGAGATATTCTATAGTTCCGCCTATTCCGATAATCATCAGCATATCCCTTTTAGAGGGGATGAACACTAGCAAAAAAATAGGGATTGATATATAGGCGGCACATTTGATAGCCATGTTCTTAAACTTAGAATTGTTTTCAAAGTCATCTTCCATAAACCATAAGGGAATGCATATGGCAATTAATATCCCCAAGATAAATACTGCGATTATCGCCAACGTTTGTATGGCATCTAATCTTGTGATCCAATAAATCTCATTCATGTTGTTATTATTTTAAATGTTCGCTCCCCCACAACCTCCAACGGTTTCGAACCCGAATGATAACGGGTGGGGGAATTTTTATTTATAAGTAGATTCTTCCGGCTTATGCGTCACAGGTGCGATAAGACCATAAGCCGGAAGACTTGTTAATGTGGTCTCGTCTTTTTGGAAAAGAACCTTTCCTGAGCGAGCTTTACGTCCACTAGGATATATTTACCATTTTGTTTTATGGCATCCCCGAAAATCCCCTTCTTCTTGTATCTCGCTATGGTGGATGTACTTACTTGGAGCAATTTCGCCAAGGAATCTAGTCCCCTAACGTACTTCCGGGATGGATCTTCTTCTTTTTGGGTGGCTAGCCTTGATATGATCAAGTCCGCTAGTTGTCCGGCTGTCACTTGGGTTGCCGGTAATTCCGCTATATTCTCCATATTGTTATTGTTATAATGTTATATTCCTCCCTCTACAGCCTCTAAAAGCCCTAGAGGATATCTCTATTCTAGCTATGCACCGGCACCTTTGCCTTGCCCTCCTCATTTCCAGATGAGAATCCACGCAAAGGATAAGTAGCAAGACGCACGCCACGGCTGAATGAACCATCTGTTGTATATTTACGTTAGCCTTTATATCGCACAGTCTCTCGCATAGCTTTATGGCCAATTCCCTTCCGTTCCTTACGCCAAGTATCTCGAAAGCCGTCCTTAGCTGGTTTATGATAGTATGCAACGACCTGTGTTTTTTCTCGGCTATCTCCTTTTTCTCGAATCCCACGGCGTAATACTGGGCCGTGTAATCACATTCCTCGGTTAACTCGGTGAATACCCTTTCCATGATCTGTCATGTTAAGCGTCTGACATAAACGATCCCTTCTTCCTTGTTTGATACGGAAGACCATTTTCTTCCCTCTCTATAATACTTAGCGTTTAACAGAGACACGTTATTTCTAACCGTCTCCAACACTTCTATAGGGAATGATAGTTTCTCAGATACTTTCATTTCTCTGATCTTTCTTTTGCTTTCCACTTTTTTCTGCATGATTTACATTTCCTTTTTATTTATAATAGCTCCCCCACAACCTCCAACGGTTTCGAACCCGAATCATAGACGGGTAGGGGAGTGTATCTTATGCGTTAGATAGACAGTTTGACACCGATACGGAAATATCCGTACTTCACTGACACGACGTAATATCTAACCTTTGTATATACATTATTAAATATGTAGACTCCAACGCCGGAACCGATCAAACTACATCGGGAGCGGGGATCATCATCCCTTCCGGTATCTTCGCCTATCATAACCTTACTCGCCATACCTATATCTCTTGCGTATATCCTCTTATGGGGATAAGGATTTTATTCAATAAGTCAAAGAACTCTTTTTTAGTGGCCCTTCCGGGACTCAAACCCGGGACCTGCGGTTTAGGAAACCGTCGCTCTGTTCGTCTGAGCTAAAGGACCTTATATCATTTTGGCATGTTTATGCCATTTCGTTATTTCAATCTTTATCGTATCTTTGTGCGTGATTGAATGATGATGCAAATATATAGTATTTTACTATACAATCAAACTATTATAGAGTAAAATGCTATATAAAAAGTTTTTTTAACTTTTGGGCGTTTATGGATATTATGTAAAAATGTATGTCTAGTAGATTTTGCAAGTAAGACATTTGATCGTATTTATCTATATTTCAATGTTTTTTATATTGATTTGTGGAATCGTTTTAGTAATTTGATATAGGAATAAATATATATAGTTTTTTACTATATAATAAAATTAAGTAGAATGAGAATAACATCAGAAATAATTAGTTCTATTCTTGATAGAGAAGGTCTGAAAGCAGCAACATTTGCGAAAAGTGTTGGGGTTGTACCTACTCAAATATATGACCTTCAAAAAGGAAAGATTAAGAAAATATCTGAAGAGATTGCTGATAAAATAATATCTGTATATCCTCATTATAATAAAGTTTGGCTTCTTACAGGTGAAGGTGATATGCTAACCTCTGACGTTCCACCCGCACGATCAGTGGATATCCCGGAAGAAATAGGTGACGGCTTTAATCCAAGAGAGTTGCTAGATATCATACATGATCTAACGGCGCAAGGCAAGCAAAACGCGGAGGCGAACGAAAGGAACAGCCGGAATATCGAGAAACTCATAGGCCTGTTGGCCGAGTCGTTGAAGCAAGAGAGAGACGAGAGGTCTGGGAACCGGCAAGGAGAGAAAGATTCTGCTTAATAACATGTGGGCGTTGTAAAACAAACTTTTTCGCTGTACTGTTTAATTATTACCTTAAAAAATCTAATTAATATGGTTGGCGATTATGACGATAGAGTAGAGCAGATTATTCGTTTGACGGAAGATTTGTTTTTAGAGAAAAGAAAAGTGGTAATGACGGTAAGAGTGTATAACCGTGGTATAGCGAATCCTGAGATATCCAAGCGATGCCTTTATGTCAAGCGTAGGAATGTTGATTCGAGCGAATTTTCAACATAGAGATATTAAATATGATAATAAGTCAAATAGACCAATAAAACACGCCCGTGTCAGAAAAAACACGGGCGTTATACTTTTTGGATGCGACAAATAGGACTATTTTGTCCTTTCTAGTAAGAGTTTAGATACACGTACTTGTAACTGCTGCAACTCAAGATTGCTCAACCCTTCAAGATCTACATTTGCAATCTTTATCTTCTTATTGCTCTCGTCAAAGGAATTTATCCTCTCCTCCAAAAGAGCGGTTACTAACTCGTCTATTTGACCCTTGATCTTTTGAGCCTTTAGCTCATAATTGATAGTTCTTGCCATGATATTAGTTTTTAATGTTGTTTATTTTCGATGAAATCTAGCTGATATCCTAATGCGTCTCCTATCTTGGACAGGATGTCTATACCAGTGCTGTATTTACCTGTCTCTATCCGGGCGATATTACCCGGGGCTAGGCCTGTAAGTTCCGCCAATTTATATTGAGACACGCCAGCCTCCATGCGGAGCTGAGCTATTCTTTTGCCGATTCTTTCTCTATTATTCATCTTGGGCGTCCTCCCAATCGCAGTAATTGCAGTACCATACTGCACATTTTTTCATTATCCCTAATAACATTTCCCGGTCTTCCACAGGATCAAGAGTACAACTATGATGCAAGGCCATCAACAGCCTCTCGGTTCTTGATCCTTCGTTCTTTAATTTAAATGTCAATACATTCGGATTAAGCCCTATTGCGTCAAAGTCCCTGTCAAACACCTCGAAAACGGAAGCCGAGCGTACATGCTCGATGATTGTCCGATCGCCCAATAAGTTCCCTTCATGAGACTGGGCATCCCAAAATACCCACTCCGGTAGATTAAGTTCTATTTGTTTCATGAGTTATTGTAGGCCTCTACTATTTTATATAAACTCCTCGTTATTCTTTAGCCGGCTCCATGCCTCCTCTCGGCTGGATTCTTCCGAGCGGGCGTGTACCTCGTCGCCTCCCGATAGATAGACTTTTATTAGATATTCCATAATGATCATTCTATATCTTCTATCGCATAATCTCCAGATGCAGCAGGAGCAAGCTCATTTACAATACTGTCAATTTTTTCCGCATCTTCATCAGATATTTCTATCTGCATATTTTCATTGCAGATCATATTAATACCATTATTTTCTAAAATCTCCAATAATTCACGATTGTTGCAATATAATGTCTTCATTTTTATTTGCCCGTCATGCCGATAGCTCAGCGTTTAATTATTTAAAACGCTAAGTTGGTGTAATATGCGACGCCATTATTCATGTTCACGTTGAATTTTTTGCCATCCTCTAATCTGGCTACTATTTTATAGCATCCCTTCTTCGAGTCATTATATATATGGCTTAACTCGTAATATTCATCTTCGGCAACATGGACAAATTGCTGAAACCGGTTGTAAACTAATTTTAGTTCAACGTCTCTCTTAGAGAATCCATTTTCGTACTTAAAAGTTTTCATGATTTTATGCCGCTTATAGGTTGCCGCCCTTTCTATTGTTATTTCTGTATTGCAAATATGCTATCAAATTTGATAGTATGCAAGTTCTTCAATGACTATTTTTTTATGCTTTACTGCATATTTTCTTTCTCTTTTTCCTCCAGTACCTTTTTAAGCTGATATAGGCTCAAAATATCATATTCAAATGTGGGATTTTCCCAGTTCTTCCGGACAGAGTTTGTCTGAACCGATATAAATTTCCGAAGGTCAAATATGTATTGACACGGGCTTAACCGGATCTCGTTAAATGTTATCTCGTAGTTATCAAACCACTCCAAAAGTTGTTTTAGTTCCTCGTTCATAATATATTCTTGTTTTTTATATAAGATGCTTGTTTATATCTTATCGAACTTGCTCATCTCGTCCTCCTTCAGCTTGTCCACTATATGAGTGTAAGGTTTCATGGCCTTGAGGTCGTTGTGCCCTGTCCATCTCATGATGACTTGAGGGGGGATGCCTAACATGAGGGCGTTGACGACAAACGTCTTCCTTGCGACATGGGTAGTAAGCCGTTCCCACTTGTGGAATGTCTGTTGTATTCGCTTGTTGCCCTCGTACCATACCTCGGCTATCTCGGAGTCCAGCTCCGCCATCTTGCCGAGATCCTTTAGATGCATGTTGTATTTTTGATTGGACAAGACCGGCAGCGCCTTCCCGTTCTTGAGCTCGATGTCTTCGTATTTATCAAGTATTGATTTACTGTACTTGTTCAACTCAATCTGTATGTTGTCGCTGTCCTTCTGTGTCACGATATCAATCTTCCCGTTAATGATATCGGTCTTCCTTAAGTTATATACGTCTGAGTAACGGAGACCGGTGAAGCAGCAGAAACAGAAAACGTCCCGGACTGTGGATAACGTCCCTTCCTTTATATACATATTATATATACGCATCAATTCCTCCCATGTCAAGTATATGACTTTCTTCAGCTCGAAGTTAGCCCCTTTAAGCCTTGGGCTGAACCTTCGATAGTCCTTCCTCGTGTTGTATCCCTTGTCGTCGGCCCATAAAAGGAATTGCTTTATGAAGTGGAGGTACTTGTTCAACGTGGTATTCCTTATACCCTTGTATTCCCTTAAGAACTCTACGAAGTCTTGCAAGGTATCCTCCGACAGGTCATCGAACTTGATCTGTGGATTGAACTCCTCCAGAAGGTGCATGATCGAGTTATGTTTGTAGTGCGATGTCTTCGTCCATGCGTTCTGCCTCCCTACCGTATCGATAAACTCCTTGTAGATATCGAACAGGGATATCTGCTTCCTCTCTTCCTCTTTTACCCGGCCTGTCGCAACCTTGAACTTTTCCTTGATATCGTTGGCGCTAGGCATCTCGCCCTCTCTCTCGTATTGGCGGAATATGTTTTGCAATGTGGCACGTATATCGTCAAGATCGGAATTTATCTCGGAAGAGCTTTCCCCGGCCTTGTTGAAGCATCCGTTTTTAACGATGCCCTTCTCCGGGACGAACTTGCTTGCGTCTATCCTATGCCCCGTGAAAAACGTTATCCTGTTCCGGTTGAACGTAACCATGCATCGGATAGGTACGTTCTTTACGATCAATAACCCATCCTTCTTCCTTTTCTCTACGTCAAACGTTATGCTCCTCTTTATTTCCATGATAAAAACGTGTTGCGTGTAACTACGCGAATTTACACGCAAAAAACATGACATCATATGACATAACATGATATTTAGTGACTGTTTAAAAACACATGAAATCGTTGAACATGAACGCATATGATATTGTTTGATACTGTATGACAGTATAAGTTATGGTCTCTCCATCTCCACGGAATGAAAAAAGGTCTTACGGATTGCCCGTAAGGCCTTTTTTCATTCATTGTAAACCCATTTATAAGGAGGTGGCGGTACGTATGGACCAGCCTTTTGATGGGGTAATATATCAACCGATTTGACGATTACGTTATTACCTTTCTGGGTACAAACCAGACATTTTGAACGTAATTTCCTTTTAGCCATGTTGAAGACGATATTCGGATTGAAATGAACTCCGTTTATACGAGTCTCAAAATGTAAATGCTCGGTAGTAGCCCTGCCGGTACGTCCGGTTAAGGCGATCGGTTGTCCGGCGAGAACACGATCTCCGGGTTTAACCAAGTTCTTGGAGTTGTGGCTATAGATCGTTTCCAGTCCATTATAATGGCGAACAACGATAACGTTGCCATAGGCGGCGAATGGTTTCGCCATCCTGACAATACCATCGAAAGCAGACACGATCGTATCGTTGGCACAAGTTTTGATATCTACTCCGGAATGATGTCTTCTCCTTCCCCCGTAAGGAGAGATCACGTTTCCATTAGGAAGGGGAAATGCGTATTCCCCGGCGGGGATTAAGGATAAATCAATAATTTCCGTGTTATTCTCATCGAATAGCTTGGGGTCCTTGATCGCTATCTGGCTTTTATCACGGGGCGTAAAGGCTTCCGTGATATCTTTTCTAGGAGAATGACAAACCGCTAGCTCCGGAGCTTCCGGCAACATGAAATTGAAATCCACGACGGGAAGAGGAATATTTGCCGTAGGGAAATCCACAGTTTCGGGAGGGGCCGGGCGTGGAGCAGGCTTTTGCGTACGGCAAGACGCAAATAAAATTAGCGTAAGAATGAGTATTCCATTGTGTATTTTAGATGCCATTAGATATTGTTTTACCACAAAAGTATAAAAAAGCCTCTTTCAATGGCCTATATTTCCGATATGTTTATACTTCTTTTTATTCTTTGTGTTTTTTCTGATAGTTGAATTTGCCTACCTTTGTAAAGGTAAAATGGAGATATTATACGATGATTGAGGGGACTAGTTTGTCTCTTTGGTCAGAGAGGATGACGATATTGTATTTGCTGGTATTTCTCTAAACTGAAAACGACCAATTTAAAGTACACAGAGAAATAGACAATGCGAATACACCTGTATTTGGTGTGTTCCTTTGCCTTATTTCTGTTGTGTACAAGGCATTTGGTCGTGCCGCAGTTTGACGGGTTTAAGGTAAAGTGTAACACACCTTTTCTCAGATGTGGGTTTATTTATGAGATAAGATTACCTTAAAAACGGCTTTTGTATATGAAAGAACAAAAGGAGATACATATCGGTTCGTTAATAAAAGAGAAAATGGAAGAGCGGGGACTTTCGGTTTCTGATTTTGCCCATGCGCTTCATTATGAACGTACCAATATTTATAAGATATTTAAGCGAAGCAGTATTGATGTTGATTTGTTACTGCGTATATCGGAAGTCTTAGCCTATGATTTCTTGCGGGAGGTGTATTTAGCGGACGAACCCCGGCGATATTCAATCACTATAGAAGCGGACAAGGAAGATATAGAGGAGATCCGTAAATGGCTGTTAGAGAAAAGGCGTGAATAAGTTTCACGCTTTCGTGAAATAAGATCACGGTCGATATAAGACCGGTCACTTTGATTGTTTCTACATTTGACCGTCTCGATGTTTCATCATAACATTAGAGAAATAGGTTAAATCAAGGCCGTGCTCTTCTTGTTCCGTATGTGAATATAGGCAGGAAGAAAGCGGCCACTTTTTTCTTCTGTGTACGTGCACAATTCGATTATTTCCTTTATATTTGTCGATAAACAACGAATTGTTAACATTTCTAATATGAAAGTTCTAAAGACCGCCCTGCTATTCCTGATGTGCGTATCTTTCTCCTTCTCCTGTAAGGAAGGGGTAAAGGAAGTAAGGGTGCTGAAACTGGCACACGGATTGCCCCCCAGCCATTCCGTCCA